ATATGATCCGGTGGTCTTTTCTCACGCCCGATTACTAAGGGTGCCAGGAACTAAGAACATTAAAAAGGGTGTCGAGAAAGAGTGTTACTTAATAAATAGCGAATTTTCGCCATTTTCGAACCCACTTAAAGCGACTGTTCCACATAGAACAATTGAGGAAGAAGAAGTCAAAAGCGATTATGTATATGATGTGACGGCTATTCAAGAGGAATGCGAATTTCTAAAGGAAATGAAGGCCAACCAGGAAGCCCAGACTGAACCGCAATGGTTTGCTATAGCTTCTCTTTTATCGAGAATACCTAACGGTCGGGAGTTAGTGCATGAGTATTCTAAAGAATATTCGGAGTACGATTATGAAGAAACAGAGAAAAAAATTGATCACTCTTTAAAGTCAGCCCCCCAGACTTGTGGGCATATCTGTACTATTTATGACTGCACAAAATGCCCCAATTTTGGCCTAGTAAAAACACCATTGGCTTTAAGAGGTTATGATATCCCACGCTATAAAGTTCAAGTGGATGGAAAAGATGTAGATGTCGAGCAGGATGCAGGAGCTAAAAGAAAAAAAGCACAAGTAGAAACCTTTAGGTTTTACGATCCTAAAAGCAACACTTTTAAAGGCGTAGACTATACTAAACTATACAACTTCTATAATAAACAGGAAGGTCATGTTGTGTATTATGCTCCAGGTGGAAAGAATGCTTACTATACTTTTAATTCGAAAGAATACATTTGGGAAAAGCTAGACATAAATGCATTTGCATTTTTTGCGCAAAAGTATGTTGGCCCTAAGAATGTAAAGCCTTGTTCTACAACAAACGCTAATGAGTTTACGGATTATATACGAAGAGAAAATGTTGAACTTGACGACAAGTACTTTAACCCTGCTGGGCTACTACCTTTTTCAAATGGAATACTTCACTTAATAAATGAAAACGTTAAATTTTACAGCTATGAAGAAATATATAAAGACACAAACCCTAAAGACAATTATGCCTTTACTTATAAACACAATTTTTCTTATGATCCTCATGCTAGCGGCCCTAGGTTCGATGAATTTCTTCACCAAATTAGTCTGGGAAATAGAGAAATAATAGACGTTCTTCAAGAGTATACAGGCGCAGCTTTATTTAAGATCCCCAATAAAAAAACACAGAAGGCGATGATTTTAATTGGCACTGGTGCCAACGGTAAATCTGTCTTTACGTCATTAGTTAGACATATCCTCCATCCTGAGACTACAGCGTCCTATAAAGTAAAAGAAATTGGCAACGACAAAAAGATGGTACACTTATTAAGTAAGTCAGCAGCTATTACGGATGAGATGGGTACTAAAGCCATCCTAGAAGGAGAAGCTTTTAAGGAGCTAGTAGGTGGGGGTAGTATGGAGTATGAACCAAAGTACATGAACCCGATGGAAGCTGTCTTTGATGCGAAGTTTTTTATCAATGGTAACGCCCTTCCGTTCACCAATGACGTTTCGAAAGGGTTACTGAGGAGGCTTCTTATCGTACCATTTGATGCTTATTTCCCAGAGAAAAAACAAGATAAGAGCTTGTTAGATAAATTGTATGCTGAAGCTCCAGCCGTTATTAATTGGGCCATAGAAGGCGCGAAGAGATTAATCAAAAACAATTATAACTTTGCTTATGCTGAATCTAAAACGAACTTGGATGAGATTACAGCATTTTCTGAGATGAATAACCCTTTAAGAGAATGGTTAAAAGATAATTGTGATCTTGATCCAGGCAACGAAGAACTTCGCATTCATAACAAAGATCTTTTTGAAAAGTTTAAGTTTGAGGAGTTAGACCATTATACAGCGCAGACCCAAACTAAATTTACTACTACAGTTTTAAATACTTTAAGGGCCATGTATCCAGAAAAAGCAAGACTATGGAAGAGTCAGCAAGTTCGGATTGAAGGAAAAGGCGCGAAAGGAATGTATGGAATAGCATTTAAACAGGACCAGGAGGCCGAAGATGCAGGAGGATACTTTAACACGCAAACAAGTCAAAATAATGCTTGAGGATAGGTTAATGGATCTAGCTAGACGTATTAGTGCGCTAAATGGAAATGACCGTAGGTACTCTAGTGAAAAAAACCATTTGAAATCGCTATATAATTTAAACTTGAGGTTAGCAAAAGAAGGAAACCTTCTAGATGCTGACGATGAAAGGATGTACATTTGAAATTATATGCTCATCAGGAAAACGTTTTAGAGCTTAGCAGATCTATGCCCCACCTAGCATTATTTTGGGAGATGGGTACTGGTAAAACTCTGGCAGCCATTGAGATATTAAAGAGTAAGCAAAAGAAACATAACCGTTTGTTAAAAACTATTATTTTTAGCCCCCTGGTAACGCTAAACAATTGGAAAAATGAGCTACTAAAGTTTAGCAACATACCCGAAGATAGAATTTTTTGCTTAAATATGACAGGCAATAAAAGAGTTGAGGAGCTAGAACACGCAGTCGCAGACGATGGTGTCATCATCATAAACTATGAGGCTTTGAGGTCTTTAAAAGTATATACCATGCTTTTAGATTACTTCCCTAATATGCTAATTTGCGACGAATGCCACAAGCTAAAGAACCCCTCCTCTAAACAATCAAAATTAATCTATAACATTAGCAAAGAAGTCCCTTATAAAACTTTGCTGTCTGGAACCCCCATACTTAACAGCACAATGGATATATTTCATCAATATAAAGTCTTAGATGGTGGTAAAACTTTTGGCCATAGCTTCTATAGCTTTAGATCAAAGTACTTTTATGACAAGAATGCAGGGATGCCTAAAACAGTTCACTTCCCTAAGTTTGTTCCACGACTGGATAAAAATCAAGAACTACAGTTTTTAATCAAGAAAAAATCTGATCGTATTTTAAAAGCAGACTGCCTGGACCTACCTCCCCTAGTGAAGCATAAACATTATGTAGAAATGAGTACGGAGCAAAAATCTGCATACAACAGCATGAAAAAAGAGTTTATCGCCTTTGTAAAAAACCACAAGACGGAAAACATAGAAGCTGCTGTTGCCCAGCTTGCTATCACCAAGCTATTAAGGCTACAGCAAATAATATCGGGGTTTGTTGTGACCGATAAAGGTGACTACTTTTTCGAGAATAACCCTAGAGCTACAGCTTTAAAAGATATGCTAGGCAGCTTGACTGAGCATAACAAGGTGATAGTGTGGACTACTTTTAAAAATGATATTAAAATTGCTGAAAAAATTTGTAAAGAGCTTGGCATTGGATATTGCCTGCTAACAGGAGAACAGAATGGAAGAGAAAAAGAAAGAAGCACCAGTGACTTTACTACAAGCCCTGAGAAACGAGTTATTATCGCTAATCGTAAAGCAGGAGGAATTGGCATCAATCTCGTCGAAGCTAAATATGCTATTAGTTTCAGCCGAAACTTCTCTCTTGAAGAAGAACTCCAAAGCGAAGCAAGAAACTACCGAGGAGGATCAGAGAAGTTCGATTCTATAATCAAGATAGATTTAATTGCAAAAGATACACTCGACGAAGAAATACAACTAGCACTACAAAAGAAACAATCGATATCAGACTTAATACTAGACTTAAAACTATGAAAAACAAAAATGAAAAATCTAAACAACCTATTGAAGAAAGAGATGTTAAAGTCCGAGTCATCCGACTCTCTAACGGATGGTACGAATTTCCAAAAGGACATGGACCAGATACGCCTATCCCTCCTCAACTTTTTAGGGACATGGAAACTACAGGAGAAGTTCATTGGAAAACTCACGAAGTCGATGAACGACCCTACCGAAAAGCTAGATTCAATATGCACCTTAACGACCGACTTGCACAGATAGTAGCGGCCCAGAAAAGTAACACTGAACTAAAGGACTAATTGCTATGATGATCGAAGAACTAAACTCTTTAGTTAAAGAGTACGCAGACCTGCGTAAAAGATACCAGGCGGCTTACCAGGAAAGTAGTCAATTGAAACATGACTGCGACACAAAAAAGTTTGATCTCATTAGAGTTTTGACGGAGCTAAACTTACCAAACTTTACTGTAGAAGGGGTAGGGCGCATCAGCGTAGTAAATAAATTTAACGTAAGAGTACCGAAAGATCCTGAGGACCGGAAAAAGATGCTTGACTATTTTCGAGGCAAAGGGGATGAAAGCGATATGTTGCTCACTGTACACAGCCAAACGTTAAGAAGCTTGTACAACGAGGAAAGA